TGAACAAATATTGAGTTTGATGGTAGCATAACGCTTAGTAATGGAGATGTATTAATAGACGAGAAAGGTAACTTGATAGGTACAGTTTCTAATGGAGGAAGTGTCACAGGCACTTCTCATACTTTATCCTCAAATGCCTTTTTGACTAATGACGGTTCTGCGCCTAGTAGGGCTGATATATCAGTTAATAGTGCGGGTGTATTTCTTAAAGGCAGAAATCAAAAGGATACCTTTCACCAATTAGAAAGGTTTAATTTCCATCCGCTAAAATGTTGTATTATTCCCGTAGGAAGCACTTATGGTAATGATTCTACGGATGCGGGATATGTGGCTAATTCGGGCGCACTTTCTTTGCCTGCTAACACTGAGATAGTCTTACCAATCGCCTTTGAAAGCACTATGTATAGTACCTTGAGTAGTGCCGCAGAAGGTTTTGCCGTGAGAGCGTTAGGTGACTTTTTTACCAACATTCATGGTAAAGTGTATAATGGCCTTGTTGGTGTAGTATTAGATAGGTTTAGTATTGAGAATGGAGGCCGATATGAGGCAGAAGCAGGAAACACTACTCAAGTGCTAAAAAATGCAGGGTCGGGGTTAGAGATAACAGTTGGTACTGATGAACATTTAATTGTTGGAAGCGACCACCATTTTAAGGGATTTGATTACCCTAGTGATACAAGTGCCTCTTATACTACTTCTACGCCTTATGCGGCTGATGGGGCTATGATGGTATTTAAGCCCCGACTTTGGGTTCAAAGTGCTACTACTGCTAATTTTAGCACTTCAACAATTACCTCATCAAATGGGAATCTACATAAGAATGTAATTGATGTGGAAACTACGGATAAATATAATTGTTTTTTAAAGTATATTGATTTAACAGGGTGTTATTTAGTTCCCGAAGTAGGTAAAGATATTGTAGGAACTAGTGTAACAACCGGCACTGCTACGACTCTAAAAAATATGACCAATGTTAGAACTTCTCAATTAGTCCATGTAGTAGCGCATGAGATTTCTAACTCTAATAAAAAAGACCATCATTTAATTTGTGATAAAGCATTGTCTGGGGATACTGCTTATAGAATACTTCAACCAAATGAGACTTGCTTTTATGATTTTATGCCTAAAGAGATTCATTTAAATACCTTAAAACCTCAATATACTAAAAAATCCAATAACAAGGAAGTATATGGAGATGCAAAAAACTCTTATTTCTATAAAGAAGGAAATGATAAAGAAGGTAATATTTCTTATAAAGACGAAGCCGTTTTATCAATGTTTGTTGCAGTTGATGTAGATAAACAAAGTAGTGACGATGATATAGTTATTGAAGACAGTAATGAATTTTTTACTAGTATTTTACCCGAAGGAGACTATTCTTTATATTATAGTGATGGGGATAACTCAAAGAAAATACAAACTACTTCTAAACCTATAATATCTACTTTAGGTTCTTTAGTGTTAAGTGATATGTTTAATGCTAAGGGAGTAGTGTCAGTTTCGGAAACCTTTACTGTTTCATCAAATCAAGAACTTAGCATTACCCCAACAAGAGCCTGTATAGGTTCTACTGTTAGTATAGGATTAGAAGGCGAAGACCTAATCAATGAGTTACTTGAAGAAGAAGGCATTGAGTTTGAAGTGGCTTTGGATGCAAATAAAACTCCTATGTATTTAGCCCCTAATTATCAAGGGGTAGACTTGTTTTCAGCAATTCGTTATGTTCTAGATAAAAAGGAAATGAAATTGGTAGAAGAAAACAATGTGTTTAAGATTGCTCCCGATGACGATAATGATTACTATACGGGCATCACTATTGATGATAGCGGAGATTTCTTAATCTTTGAATTTGAAAAGGTATCTACTCTGTTTGATTTCTATAATGAAATCAATGTTTATGGAAATGCTCACAAAGCAACAAGAAAGGACATTCGCTCAATACAAAAGAGAGGCCGTAAGACTCTTGAAGTGGTTGATGGTAGTCTTTTAACTCAACAAGAAGTAGATAAAAAGGCATTAAAATTATTGCGAATGCACTCCACTCTAAATCAAAAACTAACCATTACTCTAAACAGTAAAGGTATAAGTCAGTTAAGAGTTGGGGATATTGTTAATGTATCTATTCCAAGAGAAAACATAGAGATGAGTCAATACATTGTTTTGGAAATGGGACACGAACTAACGGGCTTCATTACTTTACAATTAGGAAGATACAGTAAAGACCTTTCCGATGTATTCTCCGAGTTACTTATTTCTAGCAAAGAAACCAAAGCGGCTTTACGAAACCAAGACTTAACTACTAATTCCTTTGGTTTTGATTTCTTAGAAAGCGTGAAAATCAAGGAATTGAAACTATTGATACGAACCCGTACCGCTTCCGGTGGGTTCTTATTCGGGTTCACAACTGCCCTAAATACTGCTACCACTGCCTTCGGTAGTGGCGGAGCGATTTCCCACACTACTTTACTTGATGAGGACTTAGTATGATAACAGATAAATTGAAAGCACTGATAATAGACGAACTGAATAGCCTTGTGAGTACGGCGGATTTAGGGATGGGTGGTAATTCCACAAATCCTGTTGCTACGGCCCTAGATGTACCTCTAGCACTCTCTACTAGTCAAGCGGTCAAAACTGCGGCTGAGTCAGACTTAAATGTGATTGAATTTAAAATTACAGTTGAGGGGACTCACATTGATGGTAAAGTCATCCGTGAGGCCGCTTTATTTCATACGGATGGGGAGATTTTGCACAGGGTTAATTTTGATGGAATCGGCCCTATCGCAACAACAGATACATTAGAAATATTTATCTTAATGGAGGTTGAATAAGATGGTAAGTAATCCAAACAAATACTCGGAAATGAACACAGGGACTAGTCTTGGTGATATTAGAGACAATGATGATTTCCCCCACACAGGGTTAATCAAAGCCTTATCTAGTGGTATGGGTCAAAATTATGCAATAAGCGGTTTTGATGCTTCTAGTATTAATGCTACCGCAGTGACTATTGCGGCAGGAGTTATTTTTAAGGATGGTGAAATGCTTGCTTGTGATGGTGCTTCATTAACTCTTTCAAGTTCTTACTCTACCGGTTATCATTTACTAGTTGCACCGGATGGTAATAGTGCGGCTAACAGGGCAGTAGTTCTTCGTGCGCCTACTGCCGCAGGAAAGGTAAATGGTACAATGACCGCAGGAGATACTATTATTGCAGTATTAGCACATACAGGTTCAAACCCTATGCAGATTCAATATCTTACAGTTGATAAAGATTCTAATTCATTAAGTATTGGGCATGATGATAGCGGCTATACTGAATCGGGAAATATTACAGGTGATGCTAATAGCATAGATATTGTTTCAACTCCTAGTAATGCAGATATTAACTTAGTACCAAACGGTACGGGGAAGGTGGGCGTTGGTACTGCTTCTCCTGCTACTAAATTACATGTGGTAGGAGGGACAACTCCTATTGTTAGGGTAGATGGCGGTAATAATAATGGTACTACCGCAGTAGATAATAATATTCAAGGAGTTGAAATAAGTAAATATGGAATGAACCAAACTAATAAGTATGGCGGCGGATATAAATTTACTTCTACGGATTCTTCTTTTACTACCCATAATCCTAAAATGTTAGCGGCTATGGTACATAGAGCATTACAGACTTATAGTGCTGATAATAACGGTAATTCAGCAATTGACTTCTTTATTCATGATGGTACTACTACTGACGGAGCCGGCCCTGCTTCTGTTAAACACACAATGACTTCTTCTGCTTTAGGTATAGGGACTGATGCTCCCGATACAGAGTTGCATGTAAAGGGGGCGACTAGCCCCGAACTAAGACTACAAGAAGACGGTAATGATGGATATACTTCTCTTGTCGCTTACTCGGATAGTTACGGAGGATTGGCGGTAAGAGATAATGCAGGAAGCGAGTCCACCATTTTAGACATAGATGTGGAGTCGGCAGGAACAGGCGCACAAACACTTCGCTTATTTAGGACTAGTAATGCTAGTGCTACTTCCACTAAATTCCAAATATTATCAGCAGGAACTACAACCGAGGTTTTCCGAGTGGCGGCTGATGACGGAGATACCACTATTGCCCAATCCTTAAAATTATCAGTGACTAGCCAAGATGGTTATATTGATAACATAATTGACGATAAAGATATAATCTTTAGAGCAAGTACTTCTAGTGCAACAAATGAAATTATGCGTGTTGATAGTACTCAACAGGCAGTCTCTATTGGGACGGCTACTTCTAATGCTAAATTAACTGTTGATGGTGATATTTCTAGAAAGGGATTAATTAGAAATGTAACTACTGTAATAGGGGCTAGTGGCCCACCAACACCTCTACCTGTTTATTCGGTTTTAGATACTGATGATTTAATTATTGCCTCTGCTCCCTCCGGTGGTAGCCCACCTAATTCTTTAGATGTTCAATTACCCGATGCCGCCGCAGAAGATATAGGAAGAACATATCGCATTGTTGCTATTGATGTAGCGGCGGGTTTGGCTATAAACAGAACAGGTTCGGATGATGTTTTCGTTGATGAAGTATTTGCACCAATCTCACTACCCTTTTCTTTATCATTAGGTAAAGTTTATGACATTACTTGTGTTGATGCTAACAAGTGGATGGTAATGACGCTAAACTGATTACTATGATAGGCCACTCTTTGACTGAATTAGGAGTGCTATTTTTTGTAGGGTTTATTTTAGGGTTCATAACATTTTATTGGTTAGACGAATCCTAATAAATTAACTATTTTCAAATCTACAAATTTGACTAAAATGTTTAATTTTGAAAAAAGCATAAAAAAAAGAGGGGAGGGAACCACCCCTCACCCTCTTGTTCTCTTAGACCAAACACCCAAACAATGCCTACATTCCCATAAGTAGGTTTGCTCATTAGAACCAACATAGAATCCTTTGATTCTTTTAGCGATTGTGTTTTCTTTACAGAAAACACATTGTTGTTTTAACGCCATCACTTATCGCCTTTATCATCAGACATTAAACGCTTCATGTATTGCTCAACGCTTTCATCTGTGACACTAGCCCCACCAAACGCCGCAAAAAATAGAAGCATTAAAATCCCAATATAAAACACCAATAAAAACCAATCCCAAGTATCCATCACCAATCAACCTCCAATTCTTTCTGTATTTCTTCTTCCACTGAAAAGGCTTTTACAAAACCATTTTCTTGACCATATTTCCACAAGTCATAAACTAACTGTGTGTCCTTTAAGCAGTAATCCACTACTTCATCAAATTTGCCCATCTTCCATAGTTTAGGGGCATCCGCACTGTCCATTAATTTGGAATCCTGCATTGTGCATTTTACTAGATTCTTAAGTTGGAATCTTTCACCGTGTCCCTTTAATAGTAGTTTAGAAGTATCAATATACTGCTTTTCTTTGATGCACTTATTTATGCAAAATATATCCAAAGAATCTCTAAGGATAGGTAAATCAAATGCGGCCACATTATGTCCCAAAATAAGACCTCCCTTTTCTAAGTGGTCATCTAAATCATACTTTAATTGCCTAAGAGACTTGACTACAACATTGGATTTTTGAAAGGTATCTAATTTTTCATCCACATATACTGTGCCTTTATCTCCATCCCAAGTAGCAACAGTGGAAACTTGAAACATATGAGTGTTGCCGAAGCCCCCGATTTCATAAGACATATTCTTTGTCTCAATATCAAGGGCGAGAACAGACATTATTATCCCTCGTTAGACCAAAGTTTTGTGAGTTTTTCTTCTTCCTTGTTTACTTTAGGAGCCGCTTCTAAATCAGTGCGCCGCTTTAAGAAACAAACAATCTGTTTATTCGCAACAATTAGTTGTGAACAACATTCCCAACCTTCTGCACCGAAGGTATTTAGAGATTCAATCACGGCCTTTGGCCCTTTATTCACTTCAAACACTAAAAACATATTTTCCCATTTCATTATTCTTCACCTTCTAATAGTTTAACATAAGCACTTCTGCCTTCTTTAATCTCTTCAAATCTATGCCTAACCACATCGTAATGTCTGTATATTTGCGCTCTTGAGATTTTAACTTTTTCCCGTACTTTGGTTAGATAAAGGTTTTTATTTACAAATCCCGCTTCATCGCATTTAAGATTAGAAAACTTATTTGATTTTATATCCTGATATATTGCAGTAAAAGCCGGTTCAAGGCTTTTATCGGCCACCGACTTCTTCTTCGCCCGTAGGCTTCGCTCTAACCACCCTACAAGTTGGCTATAACAGTTTTGGACAATCTTACCCGATGCCCGTACATGGCTTCCCTTTACTACGAAACGGTCTTTGGGATTTACAATGTCTGCGGATTCCCCTATGCAACATAGTGCTGATAGTTTCATCATGGTCTGCATAAGGCGGGTTGTGAAGTTAGAGGCGATTTCAGCAACATGGGGAGGACAATTCATCAATTCATTGTTAAGCCGAGTGTATTCAAGAACCAATGATGGGCGATATGATTCATGGTAGGTCAAAGTTCTAAGTGGGTCTCTACCTACTTCTTCATATCTTTCCCTAACCATTTCATAGATTTTATGAAACCCATTCGCAAACTGCTCAATGGGTGCATCTACTTCTACAATCTTCCCTGCGTTTTCTAGTTGTTCAAGTCTCATTTGGTGTTGAGTGTGGAAAGGTACTTCCCAAACATACAATAACATTCTTTGTAAAACACCCTTTTCAGCCATAACATCATTTAGATTCTTAGGAGGATAAGTCATAGCCAGCACTGAACGCTCGGAATAACACTTCATTTCTAATCCCTCCATAGAATCAAGAGCCTTTGAAATAACCCAAGACTGACCACCTAAACTGTTCATAAGAGTATTAAGGTAAACAATACTTTGTTCCTTGTGCTGAGAGGTTTTGAAAATACCACTGTATTCAAATTCGTCCCAATGGGCTAATCCACTTCCTTCAAGAAGTCCGGCCTGTCTTTTCATTTCAT